CTCGAAAACTGACACGGAGAACAGCGTCGAGGATGTGGTCAACGAGATCAAGATCACCATGCAGCTGTCGAACGATATCGCTCAAAAGTATATCGCCAACGTGCCCGGCCGCGTCGGATCCCTGCAGGTATTCAAAGCACACGCCGACGATCCTGGCGAGGAGAGCGTCGTCGACTTCGATGGATTTATCGCCCAGGTAACATTCGACGCCGCCCTCGAGGCGACTCTGCTCTGTAAGCCGTCGACCAATGTTTTCAAACGCTCGACGCCTCGATTCACGTATCAATCGAATTGCAATAATATTTTATATGATGGCAGCTGCAAGATCGTCCGGGGTAATTTCCTGCACAGTGACCTGGTGAGTGGCGTCGGGGCCCGGACGATCACAGTCTCCGGATTATCGGGCAAGGGCGCGGGCTGGGCGATCGGCGGATTTGTCAAGACTCCGGCCGGTGGTGACGACGACGCCAGGCTGATCCTCGAGCAGTCCGGCGACACGGTCACCCTGCTAAATAATTTTGCTGAGACTGTTTTGGGCACGACCGTCGACGTGTTCGCTGGCTGCGATCATTCCCTGGTAACCTGCGACGCGAAATTCGCCAACGCGATCAACTATGGCGGGTTTGCATTTGTCCCGACTAAAAATCCGTTTAATTCGGCGCTGAGAGGAGGGACATAATGGCCTTTCTCGTCATGCTGTACACATACATTGCCACGTTTTTGATCACGGAGTTGCTGCGGCCGAAACCCAATATCGAAAACGCAAAGCCCGCAGGGATCGGCGATTTCCAGGTCCCGACAGCGACCGAGGGCCGGTCCGTCCCGCTGATATGGGGCCGGGTAAAAATGGCCGGGCCGAATGTCGTCTGGTATGGCGACCTCAAAGCCGAGCCGATCACCCAGGAAGTCCAGACCGGCATGTTCTCGAGCGAGGACCAGATCATCGGATACAAATATTCGATCGGGATGCAAATGGCCCTTTGTCGTGGTCCCATGAGCTCGACAGATTTTCTCTACAATATCCGGGTTGACGATTCATACGCCTGGGGCGAGTCGGCGTCGACAGCTGACGCGCCGATCAGTCCGGTCGATGCCGGGACCGGCCTCTCGATAAACCAGCCCAAGTTTTTCGGCGGCGACGAGGCTGGCGGCGGCGGCGGCCTTATCGGTAGCATGACCATGTTCCCAGGCACCGAGTCCCAGGACGTCAGCTCATACCTGGCGCCTTTCCAGACTCCGCTCCCAGCGTATCGCGGGACCGTTTATCTGACCTGGAACACTGGCGAGATCGGGCTCAATCCAAACCTCCGGCCTTTCGATTTTGAGCTCTCGAGATTCCCGGACGGCCTGGACCTGGCCACGCTCCAACCAGGTGACGAGATCGTCAACGACGGCGCCAACTGCATGAATGTACTTTATGAGATCCTCACGAGTGCAGAGTGGGGCTTAAATCGAGGCGTCTCGGATATCAATGTCACCAGCCTGCGAGCCATAGCGGCGACGCTGGCCACCGAGGGCCAGGGCTTTGCCTGGGTTATGGATAGCGTCAAGGATCTCGACGTCGTCGTCCGCATGATCGAGGAGCAAGTCGACGGGGTTTTATTCCAGGATCCGATCACCGGAGTTTTTGATTTTCAATTGATCCGCTTCGATTATACGCCTGGGACTTTGCCGCTCCTCGACGAGTCCAACGTGCAAAAAATCAACAGATTTTCGAGGCCGTCCTGGGCGTCGACTTCGAACGTGGTCAACCTGCAGTTTAACGATCGGCGGAAAAATTACGCGGTCAGCTATGCGCTGGCCCAGGACATGGCCAATGTCGACATAGTCCAGGCCGTGAACGCGGTCGAGGTCAAATTCCCAGCCGTCAAGGAGGCGGCGCTGGCCAACGCGATCGCATGGCGTGAACAGCGCCAGCTTTCGTTCCCGATGGCGACTGGCCAGCTGGTCTCTGATCGTTCGCAGTTTGATCTCAAACCCGGCGACGTCCGCGAGCTGACCTGGGGCCTGATGGGTCTTGTCAGGCTACCGATCCGGATCATAAAAGTGAATCGAGGCCGGGTCCTGGATAACAAAATTACGATCGATTTCACCGAGGACATTTTCGCGGCCGGGGCTGGATCCTTTGCGGATCCGATCGACACGTCCTGGATCCCGCCGTCCGACGCTGCATTCCTGGCGCTGGACGAGGTCCTGCTCGAGGTCCCGTATCGGATCACCGACGAGAATTTCACCGGCGTGAATACCACGGAGCTGCAGGTCGCGACGATCGTCGTCCGCGATGGCGGGATGCATGTCGGCTGGAAAATTCGCGCCCTCGAGGTCGACGCACCAGGTCCGGCCGCGAGCCCGACGATCAGCGACGCGATCGCACCAGGCAGCGGCGTCGAATTCTCGCCCTATGGCCTTTTGACCGCAGCGCTCGATCGTGGCCAGACCAACGGATTCCAGGACGCTGTCGGCTTTACCGTCGACAACACTGTCGACCTCGAGCGATTGGCCAATGCCACGGCCAGCGAGCTCGAGAACGCGAAAAACGTGGCGCTGATCGACGATGAGATAATCCTATTCCAGACCGTGATCGATAACCTCGACGGGACTTTCGATATTTTAGATCTATTTCGCGGGGCCCTCGATACCTTGCCCGATGATCACTTGGATAATGCGCCGGTGTTCTTCGGGCTGGTAAATCAGATACCGAATCCGGATCCGTCTCGGAATTACCAGGTCAGAAATCAACCTTTTACGCCGTTTGATATCGTATCCTTTCCGACCACGCCGCAGCTCGGGATCACTACAGTGGGCCGGGCCGCGAAAGCCTATCCGCCCAGGGACGTGCAGATCAATCCGAGTGCACCAGGCGGCGGGTATTTTCCAGTGAGTGCAGGATCCCCGTCCGGCGCCGAGCTCGTCGGTGAGATCGCGCTCCGGTGGCATGGATCCGATAAATTCCTGCAGGCTTTCGCCACGGCCTGGGACGACGGCCACGTCCTCGAGGAGGCTGGCGTATTTTTCCGGGTCCGAATTATCGAGGATCCAGCTGGCGCGGCCACCGTAGTCCTGGACGACGCGACAATCGTCTCCGGCGCCCTCGAGGTCGCTTTCGATGCCTCGGCATTTGCTGACGATACAATCACAGATCAATACCAGGTCGAGGTCTCGACCCTTAAAAATGGCGCGTCTCAAGTCTGGATTATTGAGGACTTCTCGATCTATGGTTACGGCTACAAGTACGGCGAGAAATATGGCGGCGATAATGTCGGCGTGATACTGTGATTAACACTTTAACGCCAAGTATTAAAATGAACTTTGCGGAGGGCATGAAATGCCACAAACGGCGCTTTTAAATCTCGGGCTGAATTTCGATTGGGATGCTGGCGACGACGCCTGGAAAGCTGGCGTCGATAATAATGCGGTCCTCCTGGATGCGTTTGCCCTGGGCACGGTCATTGATCAGCGGACTACACAGCCTGGCGCCCCAGGAGCGGGCGACGCTTATATCACCGGCGCCAGCGCGACCGGGGCGGCCTGGTCCGGTCATAACAACGAGCTGGCCGTCTGGAATGGCCAGACGTCGGCCTGGGTTTTCGCGGCGCCGACCGAGGGCTGGACGGTTTACGATCGAGCGCTCCGAGTCGATCGGCGCTGGGACGGGACCCGGTGGCTGGCGATTGGCCAGGTTATCATCCTGGCGGCGGGGATAACGATCGCCGGGGATCACTTCGACGCCACGATCGAGCTCAATACTTCTGCAGCTGCCAGGGATGCCACGATCCCGACGGATGCGTCGGACAACTTGCCGATCGGATTCGCTTTCCATATCATCAACAACTCCGGGACCAATAACGTGACGTTTACACTGGCCGGGCTCACGACTCGAGGGATCGCCGCATTGACAGCCGATCGGCAATCTCTCCGGATCGTAAAGGCCGCAGCGAATACCTGGATCTCTAGCTAACCAACAGGAGTAAAACCATGAGCACAAATTCGCAACTTCAAAAAATAGCGCCTCCGAAAGTCCGGAGGATCCGGCACCGCAAACGTCTGATCGCAGCGTCGACCAGGTTGCAAGGCCGCCAGCCAGCTCTCGATAATTTTCTGATCCGGGAGGCAGCTCGAGCGATCGCCAGTCCGCTCCGGATCCTCGACACTTTGGTGGTCGTGGCCGGTGGCACTTTATACGCTGTCGGCGATAGGTTTTCGATTCTCGGCGGGACCGCCACACTCGGCGCGGTCGGCATGGTCGAGGCTGAATCCGCAGGCGTAGTCACAGCCGTGAAAATAATCGATCCCGGCGAGTATACGGTCAATCCTGGAGCTGGAGCTGCGACGGCGGCCCTCTCCGGCGCCGGTGACGACGCGCTCACGGTCACGACAGTTTTATCCACTGCAGTCGCAGGCGTGACCGAGGCCGAGATCCTGGCAGCTGTCGAGGGCGTCGGGACCTCGAGCCTTAATCGGAATATTGGCGACAGTTTCGACGTGCAGGTCGACGGCAACTATCTCCGCAATCGGCGCAACTCGTCCCAGGTCTACCTCGACGCCGGGATCCCGATCGCTTAATCAGGATCAGGCGCCCGGAGAAAATAGACGTCTCTCGACATAAGGGCCTGGCGCATATCTGACGGCGCCGGCGCCCTCCTGGCTTGTCTAATGGCTGCACAGAGCCAGCGAAAATCGGCCGGGACCATCCCCGACAGCTCCCCGAGAATATGCCCAGGCGTGACCCTGGCATGGATCGGGATCTCCTGCAGGTAAATCCATTCAACCAGCTTGATCGCCTCCTCGACATGTATGGCGCCTTTCGCATGGTTTACCGGATATGGACTTGTTTCTGGCGCAGGCTCTCCGAATAGCCGAGGGTCGCCAGCATCCAGGGCGCCATCCCAGC